TAATTTATGACACTCTTCACATAATGTTATTCCATTTTCTAAATTCCACATTTCTAAACAGAGTCTAGCATAGTTAAATTAGTCTTCTATTTTATCCTGATTAGTCCAAATTGATGAGTTTTTATTAGTTCCTGTCCAGTTCGTAGAACTCTTAGATGTATCTGTCCAAGTAGTAGAACTTTTAGACTGTCTCCTAAACGAGTCTATTATGTTCCATATTATTGTTGATAGTTTAGTTATATATTGCCACACCTGCCATATAATAGTTTTTGTTGCAGTTATAAACTCGTTAATTATCCATTTTATAGTACGAGTTGCTGATACAAAGTTATTTATATTCCACTTGACTGTCTTTGACTGGAAAATATATTGTGTTATATTCCATATTAAAGTATAAGTTCTAGTAATGAAATTATTTATATTCCATTTTATTATACTTAATTTAGTTATATACTGTGATATATTCCAAATTATAGTATTAGTAGTCGTAATGAAATTATTAATACTCCACTTAATAGTTTTAGTATTAATAACATATTGCGTTATGCTCCACAGAATAGTAGATACTTTGGTTATAAAATTATTTATAGACCATTTAATCGTACTACTCTGTGATACATAACTTAAAACATTCCAAATCAATGTCTTAGTTTGGGTAATAAAGCTATTTATAACCCACTTTATAGTAGAACCCTTAGAGACTTGAATAGTCATTCCAGAGTCGCTTCCTATAACAGTATTAGATATTGGAAAGTTTCCAAACATTAGCTCGAAGTTGATTCTCCGCGAAATCCGATGATGGCGGTATCAGCTCCAAAAGCCGAAGCACCAGCGGTAACTGTTCTTTCGACCCATATTCCGATATAGGTACCAGCAGCCATATTACTAAGAGACAAACCATTACCAACCCCGGCAGCAGTTGAAAAAACTTCTCCAACAGGAGCAGTATCTTCGTTAGCTATAGTCTGAATAGTAGCGTTCTGACCCTCGTCAGCAACAGCAATCTTTATAGAAGTGTCAGGAGAAGTAGTCTGAGAACTTATATATGCCAAAGCAGACTCATAGGTTAGAGTTCCGTTTGTATTCTTAACATATATTCCCCTATACTTAATAGAACCAGCGGCAGCTTCAGCAGCTCCTACTTTAGCAAACAAGTTATGAAGTGAATCATCAGTCATCTCAGTAGTGGAAATAGCACCGCCTAAAGCAGAGTTAGGGTCGGTATTACCAACTCCTCCAGAAAGATACACTTTTATTTCTGAACTAGATATTGCAGGCATTAGCGATATGAGACAGTCAAGTCCTGTGCCGCAGTAGCGGTCACGATTGTAAGACCTTTACGAAACGAAACATTATAAGGAAGGAAGTCCTGATTAGCGAGCAAAGTAGCGGGCATAGTTATCGTTCCTATTACAGTTCCATTAGCATCTGTGCCATCATAAATTGTTATGACAGCATTAGCCGTCGCCTTGTTAATGGTAATCCCATTAAAATCACCAATTCCCGTTTTAACAACGGTAGTGGTCGGGGCGGCTGCGGTTATATTTGTATAGTTAAACATTTTATTGGGTCTCCTCTACTTATAAGCCAAGAGAGGAGGAGAGAAGCTATTAAATTAGTCTATCCTCATACACATAACGTAGATTGTTCCGTCAATGGACGCACCAGCGTCTCCGACAGCAACCAATCCACCGTCTTCAGCCAAATCCCACGCAGCATCATTGATACCAGTGGCTCTAGTAAGAGCGGCATCATCAGCTCCGATAGTCATTGTTTCAACGATATTCGTTCCGATAGAACCAACCTGTCCAGCGTGGACAGCGATAGTACCAGAATCAGCAGTAGTAGCAACGAACCAAGCGTCAAGAACTCTTAGTTTCTTGTTCGCTGATACGATGTTTGTTCCAGCAGCATCTAAGGCAGCAATGGTCTTAGACACAACGAACGGAACACCAAAGGCAGCATCCCCAACGGGGTCAAGCTCTTTAGCATTAACATTCGTAATGACATTACCAGTACCGTTACAGTCGATAGTCTTATTAGTAAGCGTATCAGTAGTAGCCTTTCCAACGAGAGTATCAGTAGCAGCAGGAACGGTTATTGTATTTCCAACTCCCTGCAAGAATGAAGCGATAGTCTTATTAGTAAGAGTCTCTGCTCCAGCAAGTGTAGCAAGAGTTCCAGTAGTAGGAAGAGTTACATCAGTAGCTCCGCCAGTAGTGAAAGTCAAGCTGTCATCTCCAACAGTTATCAAATCACCAGTAGTAGTGATAGCACCACCAAGAGTGATAATTCTATCAGCATCACCAGTAGTGATAGTTAATGTCTTATCAGCGGTCAAATCAGAACCAGGAGTTATGATTAAATCATGACTCGCATTGGTATCCAAGATGTGAAGACCAGTATTGGTGAACGTTTGAACAGCAGAGAAAGTCTGAGCTTCGTCTATGAAGGCGAAAGACCTTGAACCACCAACAGCAGGAACTGTGAGAGTGTAAGCTCCACCAGCAGCACCAACAGCAAGGGTGTAGTCATTTGCACCAGCTTCAAGGGTAACATTATTAGCCAATATTGAAGCAGTACCAGCAGGCAAGTCCGTAGCAGCTATTCTGCTCCATACTCCACCAGTTCTATAAAGAACATCACCATTTTGTTCTCCAGAGATAGTTAAATCAACAACAGTTCCAGAAGTGGAAATGTCAGTAGAGGTAGCAATCTTGCTCCAATCAATAGCAGCAGAAGAGTTTATATCTGCATTTACAAGAGAATCAGCAGTAATGTCTATCGAGTTAGCACCAACAGTTATCTTTCCATCGGTATTAGCGACGTTAAGAGTAACGGTTCCAGTAGTACCACCACCAGTAAGTCCGTTACCAGCAGTAACACCCTCGATGTCTCCAGTCGAACCAGCGGAGACGTTGAAATCGCAAGAGGTATCAGAACCTTCGTTCACATAGAAAGTAACACCAGCTCCACCAGTCGTGTCTATAAAGACAGAACCAACGGAATAACCAGCATCAGCATCAGTAGGAACAGTAGCTCCCTTCGCTCTAGCGATATTTCCAGCAGTATCATATTCGAGGACAGTAACGCTGGTAGCAGAAGCACCAACGACCCTAAGTTCCCCTCCTATTTCGACTGCTCTATTAAATTTCTTCATTTATTTTTTTGTCCTTGTGTAAGGAGTGTTCGCAGTTTTATCTGCTAAACTCTTACCTAGTTAATCTTATTGCGGTTAACCTATACACCGCAAGGTATTTGTCTTAATAAGCAGAAGCGTCCAAGACTACATCAACCAAAGCATCTTTCATGTCAGCGAAAGTCTTTTTTCCATAGAGCATCCAAGGATAGACATAACGTCCAAGTCTCTTTTCAGCAATACGGAATTCAACACTAGGAGTCTTCTGAACAACGAGGTCAGTAGCACCTCTCATGCCCATAAGAACATGCTGTTGCTGAGCAGACCAGACGTTTGCAGCCTCACCCATAGTCTCGGAAACAGCGATGTCTCCGTAACCAACTAAGGTAATGCTAGTAGTATCATCAGTAGCAACAATTCCAGCTTTCGCAATCTTCCAAGCGTTAGCATCGGAAGGAAGGCGATAAGTGTTGCCAGTTCCCTCAACTCCAGTAGAGCAAGCGTTTATAGCAGCAACCAACTGGGTTGTGGTATCGGCATCATTACCACCAGAGTAAACTTCGCCAGCCGCACCAGTGAGGGTGTCCTTAAAGGTGAACGTACAACCATTTATTGTAACAGTCTCAGTGTTAGCGATAGCAGAAGAGGTAGTGAGAGTGGCAGTGAAAGGAACGTTGTTCGAGTAGTAAAGATTAAATCCAAACCTAGAACCAATCATTCCATTCATTCCAACCATTTCTCCGAAAGCAGTCTCACGACCAGCAACGGAAAGTCTCAAAGTTTCAAGGAAACGAGGGCCGATAACGGCAAACCTCTCGCCTTGAGGAATGTCTAACTGGTCTAACTTGCGGGAAGCCGCAGTAAAGACCTGAAAAACATTAGAGGTGTCCAACGGGATAGCCGTGGTAGCACCAGAACCACCTATATCAGCAAGATATACGGTAGAATTAGCATTGGAGTACTCAGCCAAGACAGCCTGGTCGAGAACATTGTTCAAAAGTCTCATACCATCAGCGGCAAACTTGGAAGCCATATCCCACTTGTTCTGAATCTTGTCAAGGTCATCCACGTAGAACGGGGTAATCTTGGTAGTATCCACTGTAAGGTACTCATTAGCACCAGAAACATCATATACTTTGATGTCAGTCCCTTTTGTATAGTCCTTAACTCTAGGGCGAGAGCGGTAGGGTTTATTTACCACATCACCATAGCTTAAGACTTCTCGGAGGTCTTTGTTTGTGAGGGCAATAGCAACGTTTTCCTTGAAGAAAACTTCTTGCATGCTTGCCGCCCAAAACTCCATAATGTTACTCTACTTTCGTAGGGAGAAACCTCTTCGGATTTCTCTCTTATAGTTTTATTCCTATAAGGTCAGACTGTCGCATACTCTTTCGAGTTTGTTTCACTCAGTCGTTCACCCTGCACATCCCTTCCGCGTTTATTCAACTCTCTTAATCTTAAATATATTCTTTCGTACTCATCTTTCATATCAACTCTATATTCTCTGTTGATTGATTGTTTAGTCAACCTATCTTTGTTGATATGACTTATATCCCTATAAGGTAAGTTATTCTTATTTTGTAGTTCAATCTTTCTTAAGACCAAACTACACTGTTCTTTCTTAATCCTTAGATGAGGATATATTGTAGATAGAAAAGGTTGTAGTCCTAATCCGGTTAATTTCCAATGATAAGCATCTTTACAATTTCTATCACTAGGAAATTTTCTTATATAAATCCATCCGCCGAACTCAGATTTAATCCATTCTATAATCTCCTTATTAGTATTAGCAATAGCTACCACTGGAACATAGTATGTATTGCCATTACCAGAATGTATATCTTTTTTTAGCGATATATAACCCTCACCATCTACGAAACCCGCAATATAAGCGGCAGTCAAATTTGACATTTTAATATATTTATTTTATTTTGAAGGAATTGCTTGGGCCCTGTTTGCGTTTCAGCATCCAAGTCAATCAGAAACAATTTTACAACCCCAAGTTTTATTATTTAGGGTTGAAAACTCCATTTCCTAACGAATTAGCCATTTATTATTTTTGTGAAGATAGATATTTTTTGTATTCTGCGAAATCCTTTCTTCCGTCCTCAGTGGACAAGTCAAAGTCTTTCGGCGACATATTATCAAAGTTCTTCGTTGTCTTTGATTTATATGTTGTACTTATTGAGGCATCTTCAGCGGTACTCTTTCTAGTTTCCTCGTTCTTCAAGAACTGGATATAACTGGAATTCATAGCCTTACTTACAGAAACCCCATTAAGCTTTGCGTAATTTTTAATCTCAGTTTTAAGCGTATCGCTTACGTCAAGAGATTCGAGTTCACGCTTCTCCATAGTCTCATCTACTTTCCTTTGAATTAACTCATCGGAAATTTCAACTTTATCCTGCTTAGCTTCTGTTTTAGTTTCGAGCTTTACATCTGGCTTTGCAGAGTTGAACTTTTCCCTCCATCCAATCTTCTGACGGACAGCGGTTGACAACTTCTTATTGGATTCAACTTCGTGCGAAACAAGTTTATCTATCAGTTCAGAGTTATCGTCTTCATCAAGACTAAACTTTTCAATGATAGAATTTCTTACTTCATCGTCTGTCTTCTCCTCAATAACGTCATCTTGCGGCTTTTCATTAAGTTCCGCTACTTCTTTGGAATTTTCCATTGTTGTTTTGTTTTTATTTAACCTTTGCTAAGTAAAAACCATGCTATTGCTAGCACTATCGCATAACCCATTAGATTATATGATAGTGCCACCAACGCAGAGTTCTTTTAATTTTTAATTATCTTGCACTCCGAAATCATTACCACCTTCCTTATCTTCTTCTTTCGTATCTTGTATGGTGATAATGGTTTGTAGTATGCTCATAAGTTGGTAATATGCCTTCTTCTGAGCTTTCAATTCTATTGCGACGCTTTCTGCGTCTCCGCCTTCCCTTATGTTGTCAATGTTCTTTAGTTCTTCCAGCTTCTCAAGCAAGTAAGCCTTTAAGTCTTTACCTGTTTCGCTATCTAATACTGATTTTATTGCCTTTGGGTCTATTTCTTGTGCCATTATTTCTTTTTCTTTTTAGGAACCAATTTATCAGACTTTTTCATTAAGTCATCTCTTTCATCTTCAAAGGTTTTAAGTGCAAACTTCACATCAGTCATAAAGTTCCCCAACAGTTCTATATAACGAGTACCTATCTCCTGTCTCTTTTCTTCTTTGTTCATTTCTTCTTTTTACTCATTCCGTATCCGACCTTTCCTGACTTCATAGTCATTCCGTAGTCAAGTTTCTTCTTTTTAGTTCCCTTTTGGATTTTAGATAAAGCCTCTGACGCTGACTTATTCAGCTTCTTTATCTTATCTTTAGGCATTGTTTCGTAGTCGTACATTATTTCTTTTTTATTCCTTTTATTTTTCCTTTATTCTCACTCGCATAGAACACTATTTCTCCTTTCTTCTTGCCATATTCCTTAATCATGGCAGACTTTATCTTTTTACCCTTCTTGTTTAGAGGCATTTTTAAGTTGTTCAGTTGGTGCTAGTTGCTCTTTATTAATTTGCGGTTGCTGTTCCGTCTTAGGTAAGTCGTCTATTGACATTCCCTTCCTTTTCATAGCTCTTTCAATCAAAGCAGTCCTTCTAATCGGGTCTGATTCAAGATTGATAAATGTAGCAAGCGTATCCAAGTCCTGTTGCAAAGATACATTCTCTCCGTCAATTACTACGCTTACTCTAGGTTTCACATTATCCAACCATCCGTTTTCAAGGTTAATGAATTGTTCTGGACGTTCTTTTATTTCCTTAATCTTTTCGGCCTTTAATGATTCAGCAATTTCTCTATCGTGAGGAGGTAATGATGGTAAATTCTTGATATACCAAGCATTAGCCATTATCTCATAATAGCGATTCATCATCTCTCCCTCCCCAGTGAATCTAAGTACATCCTTCTTCTTTAACCCTTTTAGAAGTTCTGGCATTACCCAGTCCTGAAATACGCTCTGAAGTGCAATACTTAACTTCTCACGAACGAAGTCAAAGAACTTATTAGCGTTCTGATTTATTAAAGCGGTGCTTCTAAACGGAGTTCCAGCGGGGCCATTCTCCCCAAGGACAACCTCATAAGAATTACAAAGGCTGTCAGCTTGTTTCATAATCCTGTTCCAGTCGGCAATGAGCTGGTCCATTCCTTGCATACGGACTTCAATCTGTTGCAAGTCTTCACTCCTGATTACATCTCCACTATTAAGGTCTGTTAAAATGTTATTAGCGAGTAACCTATCCTTGCTTCTGAATAGAGTTTTGGAAGACCATTCAAGTCCACGGGCTATCTGATTAGAAATCTCATTAGCTCTGGTTTGTAAATCAAACAACAGCTCGTAAATACCCTGTCTATACCATCGTCCGTTATAGCGTCCTCGATGATACTCCTTATAAGGCATCTCATCTATCTTATCTGCAAATAAAACATATTGTCCTCCGCTGTTATTCTTATCAATCCCAGCAACTATTATCTTCGCAAGAATGAACTTGTAAGGGTCGCCCCCACGCTTTCCCATAGCAAAGTTTAATTCCTTTTCGGAAACTTCACCGTTCCTTTCATATACTTCGTAGTAAGGAGTTTCTTTGCTATCTGAAATCCCATCAGGAGTAGTTGAAAATCCTTTATTACCGCACTCCTTTATTACTTTATCAATATTCTTCCAAACACCTTCTTTCCTCTTAAGGTCTGATTGTGTTAAGATATGTCTCTCAATTACGGGAGTCTCATTAAGAGTCTTTGCAATAGGATTGATTACATAGAAGTTTTTGAGGTCAACATTCTCATACCCGCCTTTTACTTTCTTTAGAACTACGTTTCCCCAACCTGAGCTTTGTTCTACAATATCGTTAAGAGCAACGCTTTGTTCGTTGTCCTTCAACCATTCTTTCAAGGCAAGGTTACAGAGCAACATAGCTCCAGAATCCTCTTCTATATCAGAAGATAAAAATATTTGATTCTGGTCAAAGTCTATATTCTTAATTTCGGCATCAATTCTAGGCGAAGCAATATCAATCCAATATTTATAATTACCCTGCTTGTCTATTTTACCCTTAGGATATACTCCGTTTGCATAGAGCATTATCCTTTTAATTAAACGATACTGCGAAAAACGATAACCCTCGGAGATTTCTACATCTTCGTCGAGATACCTTCTTATTTCATTTGATAGTGTGTCGAAAATCATATTCCTATATCTGACCAGTCTTTTCTTTCCTCTCTCTTTTTATCGTTCAATTTCTTTTGTTTATAATCAGGGTCTTCCAACTCCTCAAAAATCTGTCTGATATCACGAGTTGGCTGTGAAGTGTTTTTAGACGAGTTCGTTGTTGATTCTTTCATACTTGTTTATATCGTACTTCTCACGCTCTTCTATAAATCCGTGAGGACTTTCAGCTATATCAAACTGGTATTGAGCGGAATCTGCAACATCATCATGCAAAGTCTTTGGAAAACGAATCAACTGTTCTTCCAACGCCTCGCACCTGCTACCAATATGAAAGATTGTTCCTGCTTCGTAGCGTGGAATCAACGCTCTGATTCTAGCCTCCTTCTTCCTACCTCTATGCTTTAATTCAACTACGTTCGGCCACTTGTTTCTAACTCGGCACTCATCTTCAAAGAAAGGTTTAATGGCCATACTGTATGCCGTTTCTTCTATTCCTATCTTCTCGAATCCCTCCTCGTGGAATCTGAATATTAAATCTATTAAAGTCTTAGGATTTATCTTATATTGCTCGGAAATTAAGTACCAATTATTCCTCTCGTCAACCCAGTTCTTCGTAATTCCAGTGAAGTCTGCTTCTTCTTTCTGTGAAACGGCAGTGTCTATGGTTACGAACTTTCTGGTAAGAAGTCTGTCAACTTCTTCCATGCTCGTACTCCTGAACCACTGTTGGAAGAACTCTTGACTCTCTTCGTCTATCGGAAGATTCATCATCTCAACATTGAATACTTGTGAACCCAATTCCTTCTTCTTATCTTCTAGGCTTATCTTGTTCTCATTCCCTTTCCTTTTCTTCTCGGCATCTGTCATACAATACTTATCAGGCCAAGTAGGTTTTCCGTCTTCTATCACAGGAATATTCCTTACTCTTAATCGGTCGTATTCTTTTGCTCTATCCATAATCATTTGGACAGAACCCATCTCAGTAATATAGTTTCCTAAGTAAAGAACAACCGCACTAGCATCTAATCCTGACTTGAATTCGTTGATATGCTCTATGACCTGTTGGGTATAGGCGACAGAATCCTTAGTCTTATTGGATTCAAAGTCATCTAAAAGAAGAAAGTCGGGTCTCTGATGTCCGTGGATTCTTCCACGAACGGACTCTTGGGTCGAGTGGGCCTCCACACGCACTCCATTGTTGGCTACGAAGTTATTAACTCTCTTCTGCTGAACCTCATCGCTCTTTTTAGGAGCATTGTACAGCTCACCAAAGTCCTTCTTAATCCTGGAATTAGTCTGTAATTCAAGAACTATATCGAATAAGAGTCTTTCAGCATTTTCCCTATCATAAGAGTCGACGTTCAGATACTTCCTCTTCTTATAAATAATCAGCCACGCAACAAAGGCTTTTGCAATACTCGACTTTGCTGATTCTCTAAAAGCAATCCACGCACATTCCTTTATCTTTCCATCCATCAAGTCTTTAATGTCCTGAAAGAAGTCAAAGTGAAACGGAGCGAATCCAAACTTCACATAATCTACAAAGTAATAAACAAAGAACAGCTTAAAATCATTTTCGCATAAGAAAGTTCGTTCAGCAGTCGTCCCGTTAAGAACCTTTTTAAGAGCAAGTTTGTTAAACTTTGCACTAGAACCGCTCATTTCAATAATCTAATAAGTTTCTTTTTGGCGGCGTCTGTCAAAGAGTCAGGTCGGCTTGAGTCCTCGAACTTCTCAACATATCCATGCTTTCCCAAAAGAACCTTCGCAATAGTCGGGTTATAGTCTCCAGCTAATCCTTTCTGAATCAATCGGTCAGCCTGAATCTGTCTAATCCTTTCAGTAATTTCTGCGAATTCAGGGAACCTTTCCCAGTCATAAACAGTCTGTCTGCTTACAGTTAGATGAAAAGCCAGACCTTCTATGGTCGGCATCCTTACTTCAATCTTATTATCCCAAGTAGTAGAGTCCTTACCTTCAGTCTTCACTTGCTGATACCAGGAGTCAAGACAAGAGTCTACATACTCATTAGCCTTCTCTAAAGTTTCCTTATTAAATTCAAGAGGTCTTCCCATTTGTATCTATATTCTACCATAAAATCCCCGTTTTGTATAGGGGATTTAATACGAATAAAGTGCTATTAAAGTATTTTATGCAATCTTATCTCTTCTATGTGCTTCTGAGTGACAAGAGCAACATAATGTTTTAAAATTATTTAAATCCCATAATGGTTCATAATCTTCATAGTTATTCATCCAGTCATCTCCAAATTCATCTATAAAATTAGACATTATTGTTTTAAAGCTTGTAAATAC